GCAGTCAACAGCAGGGGCATCGACATCGCTGCCAACACGGTCCTCAAGATGAGGGAAAGGAAGTCACTCAATGTCAATAAGTGACGACGCAAGGTACGAGCAAGAGATAGCAGACCTGAAGCGGGCGCTTGCCAATGCGCAGCGCGCTGAGTCCAGGGCCAAGCGCAAAAACGACGACTTCGTCGAGGCTGTGTACCAAGCAGCCAAGGACGCAATGCTGGTTCAGCCACGTGTGAAGGTCAAGCCACGCAAGCCAAATAAGCGAGGCAAGGCAGAGGTCGCGCTAGTGCATTTGACCGACTGGCAAGCAGGCAAAGTGTCTGTGTCCTACAACATTGAGGTGCTACGCAGACGTGTTGCCCAGATGTGCGACAAGGTCATTGCACTGACCGAGATACAGCGTGCACACCACCCGGTGAACGACTGCATGCTAGTGCTTGGTGGTGACATGGTCGAGGGATTGACCGTGTTCCCCGGGCAGCAGTACGAGATTGAGGCGCACCTGTTTGAGCAGTTGTTCTCAGTAGCCAGCATCATCGAGGACGCAGTCCATCAGTTAGCCGGGCACTTCACCAAGGTTCACGTCGTATGCGAGTACGGCAACCACGGCCGCATTGGGCGCAAGGGTGACATGCCAGCATCGGACAACGTCGATCGCATGGCCTACAAGATTGCTTCGGAGCGGTGCTCGCACTTGAAGAACGTCACCTGGCAGCAGTCAGCAGATTGGTATCAGATTGCCACGATCGGCAACTACAAGTTGTTGGTGGTACACGGCGACGAGATTCCGTCATTCGGTGGACAAACGCCCAGTTACTCCATCTTGCGCAAGGTCAATGCTTGGGCTACGTTCATGGAGTTCAACGACTGCATTATGGGACACTTCCACACGCCAATCAATTTGACCATGGCCAACGGTGGGCGCATCTGGGTAACCGGGAGTCCCGAGTCAGACAACCAGTACGCCAAGTCATTCGTTGCCGCAGTGGGCAAACCATCGCAGCGCCTCATGTTCGTAGACCCAGAGAAAGGCAGGGTCACCTGTGAGTACGTCTGTTGGCTTGACTGACAAGAAGTGTCCGTGGTCCCTGGTGGCCATCCATTGGATTGATGCCTTCGATGGCTCGAACGGATGGACGGACATCAAGGATTACAAGCCGAAGGCTTGCGAAGTCGTGTCGGTCGGGTACCTGTGGCCCGACCTACTCGACGACTATGTTTCGATTACCGCGTCTTACATGCCCGACGAGTTGCCAGAAATGCAAACCGTTGGTATGGTGAGTCACATCCCCTGCAGCATGGTGCGTCGCATCGTGGTGCTGGAGCAACCAGACTGGCAATAACCCAGTAACACCCACAACCTACATTCACGGAGGAGAACCGATGAATCACCGCACCATTAGCAAGCCAGCGCACGGTAGCGAGCAGTGGCTCGCAGTCCGTTGGAAGGACGAGAACGGCTTGGCCCGCATCTCGGCATCCAACGCAGCGGCAGTGCACGGCGTACACCCATACATGAGTGGCGCAGATCTAGCCGTCGAGTTGCTGGCGCAAGAAGCGCCGACACCACAGCCAGAGAACAAGGCCATGACCAGGGGCAACACGCTTGAGACACCAATCAGGGATTGGGCTGCCAAGTTGCTGGGCCGGGGGCTCAGCACACCGGTGGTGATGTACGTGTATGAAGAGGACGGCGTGCGCCTCATTGCCACGCTAGATGCAGTCGACGACGACGGAGGCGTGTTCGAGATAAAGACCACGCGCAAGCGCTGGAACGGCAAGTTGCCTGACCATTGGTACTGGCAGGGAGTACAGCAAGCCATTTGTGCCAACGTCGAGAAGGTCACCTGGGTTGTGTTCGATAGCGACCTGGACCTTCAGTTCCACGAGCAGAAGGTAACTAGCGACGAGAAGCGCATTCACATCGAGGCATGCCGTCAATTCCTTGCAGCAATCGACATGGGCATGGTGCCGGACGAGGCATCCATGAACTACCAAAATGTGTCGGACCTCTTTCCCAAAGGCGAGCCAACCAACATTGAACTGAGCGATGAGAATGCAGAACTCCTGCGCAACTACAACAAGATGCAGGCAACCATTGCATCTCTCGAAGAGACCTGCAAGGACATAAAGGCCAGGCTCTGTCAGGCAATGGGTGAGTCAGAGTACGGTCACGTAGACGGACAAGTCGCGTGCACGTGGAAAACATCGACTCGCACCACATTCGATACCAAGAAGTTCGAGGCGGAGCACCCCGCGCTCGCAGCGAAGTACAAGAAACAAACAACATACCGTACGTTCCGTACGGTGGAAGGAGAATGACATGAGGTTCAACCTCGACAACTACGAGACAGTGGAGGCACGCCTTGCCAAGTTCTGGGAGATGTACCCGAATGGGCGCATTGCCACAAGCGTGCATTACTACGACGACAAGAAGGTTGTGTTCCGTGCAGAAATCTACAAGGACATGGCCGACACCAATCCTGTGGCTACGGGTTACGCCGAGGAGATTCGTGATGCCAGCCCGGTGAACCGTACATCGCACGTGGAAAATGCAGAGACCTCGGCCATTGGCCGGGCCCTGGCCAATCACATTTTCCAGTCGAAGACCGCACCACGCCCGAGCAGGGAAGAGATGGCAAAGGTCGCACGACGAGAGGAACCGAAGTCCGACGCCGACTTGCTCACCAAGTTCCGTGAGGCGTGTGCCAAAGCAGGACTCGACCCGCAGGACGTAGCGAAGTCAGCAGGCGTGGATCTGTACGAACTGACCAACGAGTCGATGCCGAAGTTGCGCGACGCATTCAAGAAGATGCAGCAGCCCAAGTTGGAAGGGCCGGACAGCATCATCGAGAACGTGAAGGCCGTGTTTCCAGCCGCTGAGGTCACTGACCAACCGCAGGTTAAAGACCCAGATGCCAAAGCAACCAATCCACAGATTGGCAAATTGAAAGCCATGCTCATGGCCAATGGCATAGGCGAGCGACCCAAGCAGGTTGAGACCGTGGCTGACATCATCAACAGGCCGATTGCTAAACTCGACATGCTCACAAAAGGTGAGGCTGATAAAGCAATCAAAGCACTAGAGGCACGAGCCACACGTGGATGAACGCAAGGGGGAATGCCAAGGGAACCGGGACAGGTGTAGTAATGATGCGTGTCCTGTGTTCGGTACTCTTGGCAGACCGGACAGACAGGGTCGCCGTCGTGTTAGAGGGTGCGGCGACCCGTCTGCCCGGGGCAAACGCAATAGACGCAAGGGAGACAGCAAGGCCAGGCGCGCCCGAAAGAAACTAGGACTGGGCGGACATCTCACTAGGCATGAGGAAAATTGGGGCGGCGCATTCCGAGTTGAGATAAAGGCTGGTGCCCAGATACAGGCCATAGCCACCAGGTTTCAAGCAGCAAAGAACCAGTCCGATGCAGCCAAGGCACTGGGTGACATACGCCCTTTTGTCATGGTGGCTATGCCGGACGGCACGAGCGAGGGAATCGTACTGATGACGTTGTCGGAGTTCTCCGAGGTGGCTAGCCTGCTCATCGAAGCAACACCGTAGGAGGAACGATGGACTTCATGCCCCGTTTGTTTGCATTGATCTCGACCGTGTTATTCGTGGTCGGTGTCGGAACCAGGGATGCACAATCCCCAGCCCCCGTCACCAGCATGAATACGGTCGTGGCTGCCGAGATTCCTCCTCTCTCCGGCAGCACGTCGGCCCCCACCACTACCACCAGCGTTTACATAATTCCGCCTACAGCGCGGTGTGGTCAGTGGTGGGGGTTGGCTAGCCAAGTCGGCTGGCCGGATGAAGCGATGGAGACTCTGGACTATGTCATGTGGCGCGAGTCGAGATGCGACCCCACCCAACACAACACGACTCTCAACAGGGACGGTTCGTCAGACGTGGGCCTGACACAAGTGAACGACAGATCGTGGTGCCTGCCCACCAAGTGGTATCCCAACGGATACTTGCAAACGGTCGGCATCCTGTCTACTGTTGGATGTGAACAATTATTCGATCCGGCTACGAACTTGAGAGCAGCAAAAGAAATCTATGACTACACGAGGCGAGAAGGGGGACAAGGCTTCGAAGCCTGGGGCCTATAACTACATGGACCTACTTAGCGAATGGCAACTCACGAACAAAGACTTCTCATGGATGGACTTCGCTGCCTGCAAGGGAGCAGATCCAGAGATCTTTTTTGCCGAGACCAACTGGCAGGAGAACCACGAGATTGCGCGCAGTTATTGTCGCAAGTGCACGGTGTACAAGAACTGCATGAAGTTTGCAATTGACAATGACATCAACCACGGAATCTGGGGCGGACTCTCTCCGTCCCAGAGAAAGATGAGCAGAGGTAGCAATGTCAGAGAATGAAATCATCACGTACCAAGCGTGGTTGAATGATCTTCAAGTCACCGTTGATTCCCTCCGGGAACAGCGAGACGAAGACCGCAAGCGGATTGCGGAACTAGAAACACAGATCACCATGTACCGCAGCATGGTCGAACGACTCAAGGTTCTACTGAGCCAGGGAGATGATTACAGATGACAGCAACATGGTACAAACTCAAGACAGGTGAGTGGGGCGTGAAGGTGCGCCACGAAGGACAAGCCGGCGAGAAGGTCGAGGTCA